GCTGCATTTGGTTTACCAGTCTCATTAGTAGGTGGAGACCCACTACCAGGAGTAGATTTGTTTCCGTCTGCCTTTTCTTTTGCTGGTTTGAGAGCAGATAAAGTAATGCCAGGGAAGAGTGCAGCAAATGCCTGAAGCAATTTGTGTGCTGCACCACCAAAACCATCATCACCTTTCGCTTGCAATACAGCAAGAGATGCTAGTCCACTATCATCAGATCCTTTTTCAGTGCCTGCCTTCTCAAAGGAGTCGGTAGAAGTTCCTTGCTCTGCTTTTGGTGCTGGTGCGCCAGGTCCATCAGCCTTACCACCATAACCTGTGTACATGCTGAGGAATTTTTCAGCAGTATACTTTGCTTGACCACCATATCCACCACCCTTCTTCATCTGAGGACCACCCTCAACCGATGCCCACTCACCACCTAATCTATAAATCTCTTTTAGTTGAAGACCATTTGATAGATCAACACCACGTCTTTTGATTAGTTTCAAAGCACCTTGATCTTGTCTCTCAGGACTGATGGGATCACCCATTACACCATCCCATGTGGTAGACAAGAATTGATATCTACCAGCAGCGTCAGATCTCAAACTTGCAGGACCTAAAACTTCTCTAGGATGATTCGTTCCCTCAAATTGTTTACCAGTATATTGTGTCTTATATCCTGAGTTAGGATACTTAGTAGTTCCTTCAGCATCTGCAAGGGCATTCAGTACAGCTTTTTCATTGGTGTCACCATAGACAGCACCACCCATTGACATCTTGACGCCACGAATCAAACCACCTGCTGATGCCTGAGGTGTCTCTGCATTCGATGCTTCATCAATTTTTTTCTCATCAATGCTGAATGCATCCAGGAACGAAACATCCTTTTTAGGTATGCCAATCATGTCTGCAAGTTTGTCTGCCAACCATTCACCACCCCATTGCGTAGCACCAGTGACAACACCAGCAAGAATAGCAGCACCAATACCACCAGTACCAGCACCGATAGCACCCAGGATAGCAGTACCAGCAATCAAACCTAAGATAGAACCTGTAAGTCTTAGCGCAACACGACGAGGATCTTGACCCGCCTTGAGTTCCATCGCGGCGATCAATGCATCAACAAGGATATCAAGAGGACCGATCTTGAATGGTGCTGCATCTAATGCATTCTTTACACCATAAACAGCAGGTTTTGCCATCTTGACAAACTTTTTGAAGAGACCTTCGCCTGCTTCTTTACCTGCTTTGCCTTTGAACTGATCAACAAAAAACTTACCAATAGGTGTGTTCTTGATTAGATCATCCGCACCTGCTTTCAATGGTACTAAGAATTTATCAACAACAAAATCTTTACCTTTCTTAGCAAGTTCCTGAATACCTTCAGCAATGTTATTCCATTGATTGCTAATTGTTTGTGGAAGTTCTGTTACACCTTTGATAAAATTATCAAGACCACTCTTGAAATTTTTGAACTGGTCTATAGCAAAGGCGCTGGTAACATCCCATGCTCCTTTGACTGCTCCTGCTGCAGAAAGAGTTTTCTGACCAAATTTGGTGCTCTTGAACCACTTGAACAGATCAGCTGCTCTACCACCAACCTCTTTCTTTAGAGTCTGTTTTGCTTCTGAAAGTGCCTGCCCAGGGTCGGCAATAATATCCTTGGTAGTATCAATTACTCTCGATGCACCCGCTCTCAAAGGTTTGGTTACATCGTCTGCTCGTTTGAGTAGATCTGCACCACCTTTTTTGAGAGCATTCAATCCATCTCCCAAACTCTTTAGAACATTGGGAGGTAAAGATCTCTTGAATGCTTCTATTGCTTTCTCAACTGCTTTATCAATTAGAGGTTTGACTCTTTTAGCAAAGAATTCAGCACCCCATGCAGCAACCTTTCTGGCAAGATCAGTAAGAAAAGTTCCAACAATACCAAAAACAAATAATACTTTTTTCAACCAGCGTCCTTTCAGACGCTTGAACATAATCCTAATACGTTGACGTAGTTTCTGCAACCAAGTCTTCTTCCTCAGACCTTTAGCATCAGGTTTGTCTGGTTTGTCTGGTTTGTCTGGTAGTTCTGGTGTGTCGGAAGACAGGACATTCAACATGTCCAAGATGCCACCCATCAAAGAGAATGGGTTCATGAACATCGCTAGTCCCTTGAGGGCAAGGAATCCTACTAGCAGTTGTCCGAATCCCATGATGGTATCCCAGACACCACCCAGTTCACCCTTTTGTATCTTAGACATGCCACCAAACAGGTTGGCAAAACCATCTAGGAGGGCACTGACACCAAACGTCCCCCAATCATATAGGAATTTGAATACTACTCCTGCAAACTCAACTAGTTTCTTGACCTTCTCCTGATTCTTTTCGTCTTGGAACCACTTGAGGACTCCCAGCGCCGCAGCAAAACCGATGAATGGTGAGATCAAGTTCCATAAAGGCATCAGCAACTGCTGCAGGAATCCTCCTGCCTTCTTTATCTTAGCACCGTGCTTTCTTTTAGTCTCGTCCTTTAGTTTCTTCTCGTCTACCTTACCACCAACACGACCACGCTCTTGAGAGTTTTCTTTCTGATCGAGTTGCCTATCTCTATCTGCTCTACGCTCTTTTACTTCTCTATCTTTTAGAGAGATTGCTCTGACTTTTTCGATTGACTTCAGACCTTGTATAGTCTGACCAATACTTTCAAGAGTAAGACCAATTCTATTGAGACCTAATACAATTTTACCGCTAGGCAATTTAGTTTTAGACCCTGACTTGACGCCAGCAACCTTCAGGGTCTCCTTGTCTTTAGATGTAAGACCTGGGTTTACAAATTTGTAACTCAGTTTTGCCATTACCGCTTGCGTGTTTGTTCCTTATAACGACGTTCCTCCTCTTTCAAATAGTCCATGAGAAGTTGAATATAAATTTCACGTTCCCATGGGATCATGTTCTCAACGAACTCAAGATCCCATTTATGATATTGTACTAGCGCGAAGTTAGTTTCATAATAGTTTTTGAGACTATTATGTAACATCGCTACGCGAAAAAAGACGCTAGTCCCTCCAGGGTGACCGTAGATGTGACACCAGTGTTTGGATTAGTAACTTCCACTTCATGCATTAGTTTAGGCATAGTCTCGAAGAACTTCTGAACCTTCTGAAATTGTTCTGAGGTCAGTTGCTCAAGGAATTCAATTTTCTCTTGCTTGGTAGAGTCAGCACCAGGATAGACCTGATTCTCATCATAGATGTGTTCAATACAATCAGATGCAAGGTCAAAGACCTGTTGAATCTGATCAGGTTCCTCATCACCACCAGTAATATTCATCTTCACAAATGTATCCAGAGAAGGATACTTCATAACCATACCCATGTTCTCAGCGAGTACAATGTTCTTTTCATGCTCATCGTCCTCAGACATACCAACCTCAGCAAGATTGATATCAACAGTTACCTCAGTCTCACCATCATCAGGTGCAGTGATAACAACCTTAGTGGTTTCACCAACAGACTTAGAACGAATCTTCAGGAAAAGAAATTCAATATCAAATGTAGGAAGAGTGTCAATAGGGACTGTAATGTTAGTACAATCTTTGACGATAGTTTTGATGGTCTCGATGGTGCCTGCCTCATCAGCAGTTTCCATTGCCATCAACAAAAGTTTTTCCTCCTTGACCAGGAAAGGTCTGTATTTTACTTGCTTACCTGTGGAGGGTAACTTCAAAGTATACTGTGGGGTAGCAATTTTTGGTAGTGCCATGGTGTAATCAACTCAGTAATTGTATTTAGTAAAAAATCTATAGGGGTCAAATTTTTGGCGGAAATTTTTTCCCGCCTCATGGGAAATCAATCGCGGTTTCTGCCACGACGGTTACGACGTTTTCTTCTCTTATCTCTCTTATCTCTCTTCGATCTCCTACTCTCAGGACCTTTGCGCCTATTGTTCGACTTCTTTCTCTTGTTCTTTCCGTTCTTGCCTCGTTTATTCTTTCCACTCTTACCACCGAACTTAGGATCAGAGAAGAATCTATAACGTTCATATGAGAAAGTTACATCCAGTGTGACCAGTTCACCTGGTGCGTTGCTGAACTGTAGAGTGCCAATAGATTTGGGGAAGACATTATAGATGTGCCATCCTGCTACTGCTTTGTTGAACTTAGGCCAGGTTCTATCCTTACCACCTGCTCTTTCATACGCCCCCCTATCTTCTGGGATGATATCTCTTTTACTACCACGCTCTAGTTTATAGATGTAGAAGATAGGAGCAGTATACTCACTGTAATAATCAACAAACTGGTTAGCATCATTTGCCATGAGGGTCATCCACCTCTCGAATGCCAAGACACTTACATAAGATCTAGGAATCAAGAAACGCACAGACATCTCAGAGAATGTGCTACCAGTTGCATAGTTGATCTCAGATCCAATCGCTCTGTAACCACCAGTAGTAATCTGTTTGGTGGGAGTGTTCACCTCACTCGCATAAAGTGAGAAGATTCTCATGTGATCGATGTACTTGTTCTTGAACAGACCACTATGCTCGCCACCAGAACCAGCACTACCTGCTAGACAACGTGGATATGTCATCTGGAAGTGGAAAAGTTGTGACGTAGAGACACCATACTTTTCGGGTCCCATGATGTGGGACATGAAAGTTTGTAGAGATCCACCTAAGGTAGATTCTACATTCTCCTCCATTGCTTTGAATTGGTTGCGTGCTGGCATTATACCTTGAGCTCCTTCTCAGTTATTAGCATGAATTCCATTGAGTTATCATCACAAAATTCTCTTGCTGCTTTCCACTTTGCTTGATTGACAGCATAGGTAACTACCTCATTGATATATTTTTTAGTGTGTCGCTTCTGTGTCTTAGGTTCTTGTGTTTGATAGAACGGTTTGACCTCTACAACATACTTACCACGTCCTTTGATCTTTACATAGAAGTCTGGGAAGTATCTATGTGTCCTGCCATCGACAGGAGATGTGTATGGTATGAAGAACTCTTCACTACCCCACTCTACTACTGATGGTGTGATATCACACCACTTCATAAACTTATACTCCCAGGAAGACCTGTAAATGATGTTGGTTGTATCACCTTTATACTTCATAGGAAAGGACGGGCGGTACTTTCCTTGGTATCTCATCACTAAATAGTACATAGACTGAAAGTATTTAGGTTCTAACATGGCATCCAATCTTATATACCCACTTGGTGTGCCTGTACCTGGCAGTTTTGACGATTATAATGAAGATGGACCTACTGGTGCTGTCGATTACTTGAGAATTAGAAGATTTCGTGATAAGAAAGGATCTAATGGAAAGAAAAAGGGATTCTTTTACAACCAGGCAGGCGGTTATCAAGGCGGTAGAAAACAAAATAGTGAAATCGTTTTCATAGCATGTCCTCCAGAGATTAGAACAGCATATGTGTCTTCATATAATAAAGTGCAGTTTGGTGCTATTGGAACTGCGATAGGCAGCGCACTTGCAGAAGGAACAGGTCTGACTGCAGAACGTGCTACCGAGACACTAGAACAGTTGGCAGGTGATCTGACGCCAGAAACCACATTGAATGCAATTACTAAAGTAGGTCAAGGTTTTGCTACGTTTACAGGCACCGCCTTCGGTGCTAAGTCTAATGACTTGCTTTCAGTAGCACAGGGCAAAATCTTCAACCCATATGAAGAAATCATCTTTCAAGGTATGACATTTAGGAGTCATAGTTTCAACTTCAAGATGGTTGCTAGAAGTGAAGCAGAATCTGAAATGATTGGTCAAATTATTCGTTACCTAAAGGCAGGTTCTCTGTCCTCATTCAACCCACAAGATGAAGCTTCTGGTAGTGGTGGTTTGGCTAGTGCTGCTCTTGGCGAATCAGATCGTCAAGGTCGTTTCCTACATGTACCAGACAAGTTTGACCTATCATTTAGACGACTGCTATCAAATGGTAATGAACTGAGTGAGATACCACACTATAAGTTTGCACCTTGTGTACTAGAAAGTATTGCTGTTGCTTATACACCAGACGGACAGTACACAGCATTCAAAAATGTTGATGGATCTGTAAACAAACTACATGTTCCTGCTGTTGCAATCTCTCTAAAATTCAAAGAGATTCAATACATTACAAAAGAAATGGCACTTCAAGGATTCTAACATGGCAAATTTCTTCGATTACTTACCAGACGTTTACTATGGCGTAGAAGTTTCCAAGACTTACTTGGAAGAAAACTCCATGGAATATGTCCTTGGAAAAAACTTCTTCCGTAGTGCAAGAATCCGAGACGACATATCTGAATACGCAACTCTATTCACGCCATACTATATTGAACCAGGCATGAGACCCGACATGGTATCATATCAAATCTATGGCGATCCAGAACTTGATTGGGTTATTCTTCTAACCAATGAGATCTTTGATGCCTATGTTGAATGGCCAAAAGAACCAGAAGAACTGTCAAATTATGTCACCGAAATGTATGGTGCTGGCAATGAAGTAAAGACTCATCACTGGGAGACTAGAGAGGTCAAAGATGGTGATGAGATCATTCACCGTGGTGGTTTGACTGTGATGCCTGACTATACTGCTGTGAATTATAAGACTGGCGAGGCAATTACAACTCCCGCTTATGAGATTACCAACTACGAATATGAAGAAGATCTAAATGAAAAGAAACGTTTTATCTATGTTCTAGATCCAAACATTATTGACCAATTTATTGACGAATTCGAGACCCTCTGCGATTATGAAGACAATGAAGAATTGGAAGAAGATGGAGCACCTCTCACTGAGATCCTTGAAGTTGGTAAATACATGTCCTCACAAAGTGGCGTTGCTATCTATCCTACATTCGGTAAATACAAGAACTTTATTGCTGCTGCTCAATCAATTAGAGCAACGTTAGAACCAGTAGAGGTTGTCTCTACTGCTGGCAGTTCGTCCTCTAGCAGTGTGACTGGTAGATCTACAGGGTATACAACTAGCAGTGATTCATCGAGCAGCAGCACCAGCTCGTCTGGAAGTTCCAGTAGTGGCACCTCGGGCAGTAGTTCCAGTAGTGGATCTTCTTCGTCGGGTTCATCTTCGTCGGGTTCATCTTCTTCTGGGTCATCTGGTTCCTCTGGGTCATCTGGTTCCTCTGGTAGCAGTGGAGGTTACGGTGGAGGATATTGATCCTGATGATTTTATAAACATGGATGTTACAAGAGACGGACTTACACTGATGTACAAGTCCGTCTGTTTTCATCTGGAAAAATGGCCAGGTGGTCATCCATTAGAGCAAGAGGCACTGGTTCAAATGAAAGATAACCTCTTGCGTATTCTGTTAGAACAACAGTTCAAAAATCAAATATAATGTTAGGACGCCAGGGAGTGTAGTTACGGGTGCCATGACCGTAGCGATGGTGTCCGTGGCAATGACTGATGTCCCTGCGGGGATGATAGTGGCAGGTATAATACTTTGTGTATTGATAATGATCACTTTTATGATGATGGTGATGCCTATGCCTAGGATGTGCTTCTACTGCGACAGGTGCTAAGAGCATTAGACCAAGCAAAGGGAGAAAGCGTTTCATGGTGAAATTACATCGGTTCTTTATATAGTTATCATAGCATGAAAAAGGAGGGGCGTCAACCCCTCCTTCTACGTCAGGTAGCGAATCCGTCGTAGAGATGTCGCGCACGAAAGAGCGACATCTTATTTATTATTCTTCCTCGGCAAGTCGGGCGAAGTATGAGAGGGTATCGTCTGATTCAGCAGTTGATGGAGCAACTGCAGTTGCCTTCTCTCGGAAAGACGATACTTCTTCTGCCCAAGATGGCGAAGAGGTTTCAGCGGGTGCAGATGATCCAAATCGTCCTGCAGGAGATCCGCCGAAGGATTGTTCTTCGTTCTCTGCAGTCTCGGTATCAACTCGTGGACGTGCTGAAGCTGTAGAAAGGACAGTAGTAAGACGCTGTTGAAGTTCTTCATAGGTCTTGAAAGCACTGGGATCTGTGAAGTCTTTCAGAGCGTACTCTTGCTTCCAGATCTTCTCCAGTTGATCATCATCAAAACCACCAAGAGTTGCTGGAGATGCAAACTCAGACTTGTCATAGTTCCAGTAACCTTCAACCTGACGAATCTTCAGTTTGAAGTCGGCACCTTTCCAAAGATCAAACGGATCGACTGCTTGCTCATCAGCGAACTGTGGTTGCATTGCTTCGACGATCTTGTCAAAGATCTTCTTACTGAACTTGTAGAGGAACACGCGACCCTCATTCTCAGGACGAGTGGGGTCACTCACAACATAAACGTTTGCATAGTAGGAGAGTTTACGCTTCTGTTTGCGAGCAGTCTCTTTGTCAGACTCAACACCACTGTTCCACAGTTCGCGGTTCAGTTCACCCACGGGATCTTTTTTACCCAGGGTAGTGAGACTGTTCTCGATGTACCAACCACCAGGTCCCTTGAATGCGTGGGACCACACCTTTGCAAAAGGCAGATCTTCCCCTTCAGGTGCAGGGAGGAAGCGGAGAACAGCGTAGCTGTTTCCTGCCTTGTCCAGTTCTGGTTTCCAGAGACGGTCGTCGATGCCACCACCTCCAGCAGGTTGATTGATCTTCTCAATCTCGGCAGTAAGTTTTGCGAAGTTACTACCACTGGACTTCTTCAGACTTGCGAAAGACATAGGATTGTTAGGATTGTAGGATTTGGTTTGTTGGTACTGGATTGGCGTACCGATACTATTTATCGGACTCCAGTTCCTTTTTTAGTGCTTCTTCTAGGATGCTGTTCATAGCCTCCATGCACTCAGTCAGGTTAGCATATCCAAAGGCAGTTGTCAATGCATCGATCCTGACCTTCATGTCCATTGCTTCATCATCGCTGAGAGAGGCAAGGGACACCCTAGTATAGAAGTTTTTCTGCTTCTCGACAAGCTTCATGGTGTCATTGATATGCTGAATCCTGCCATGATGATCCATATGAGGAAGACCAGCGGACATTTCTGCTATACCCTGATAGGTATCAAAAATTTCTTGTAAACTATCTTGTACGATTTCTGATTTGAAAAAACTCATAGTTTTCTATTGATTGTTTCAAGTATCACCTTGCGATATCGTGAACACTCGATGTCAAGAAAAGGTATGTACTTGATGATCTTTAGGCGAGTTTCTACCCAAACTGGATCAGTGATAGTATTGTCAAAATTCTTTACATAACCTAGACAGTGCTCAAAGACTGCCATAGTTTCCAATGAGATCTCACTGGCATAGAAACTCTTTAGTAAAATTGGATGCTTGCCTGGTTCAGTACGAAATAACTTATCAAAGTTTTCTTCATAGGGTGCTTCGACTTCATCGAGCAGGTGTTCAACATCCTGTTTGAATTTGTAGGTGAATGACTCTTGATTGATCTTCCACTTTTTATACACATCATCGGAAAAGTTCCGAACATAACCACCAAAATCAGTAATAAAATTGGCGACCAGATAGTAAAGTAATTCTTCTTTGGCGTATCTGGTTGCTAGTTTCTTGAAGAAATAAGAGTCCTTTCGTTTAGCAAAGGTAATTTCCTTCGCTCGGGTCTTTCCACCGTAGCGGAAGTAATCATACTGTTCTTTGGTGAAGTGCTGTTTCAATGAGAGATACATTTGATACACTTCAAAACCGTTCACAATGGCAACACTCCTCGGGTTGTTTTCTTGATGTAATTTAGTTTCTGTGCATCATACTGCAACTTCTGCTTCAGAGATTTAGAAACAAGTTTAGGAACAGTCTCCAATTCAATTTCATTCTCTGTGCAAAAACAGACGATAGCATCAATATAATTGACAAGACCATTGCTAGACTTGACAATACGTTCAATCTCCATTGAAAATTTTGTGGACGTTAGAAACTTATCCGTTTGTTTTTCTGGCATGGGAGACAAACTCTTCGATATAAGACTTGAGTAATTGTAGATAGTCATCAATATTGTACTTCTCAAAAATTTGAACAGATCCCTCTTCGACTGCGACCAGTGTGACAATTTTCTTTACCTCTAATCCCGTACGTTCTAAAAACATAGCAGCGTAGGCAGTCTCTTGGACGAAATAGTTTTCAATCCATTTCTCCTGTTTTGGTTTCGTTGAAGTTTTGAAGTCGATGACTGCTAGTTCACCATCGAACTCAGCAATACAATCAACACGTCCCGCTAAACCAAGATAGTCAGACCACAAAGGGGTCTCTAAACAGTGAATGTTATCGATTCGATCCAGAGTAGACTTCGCTGACGAGAACATGTACCAGGCGAGAGGATGATCCTTATCTTCTTCGTTGAGAACACCTTTGATGTATTTCTCAGCGTAGTTGTGAAACGCATTACCGCGTGAAGTTGCTCTTGCAGATACTTTGTTTGCTTCTTCTTCCCCGACACGCCTTCTCCACTCAGCAATAGACTGTTTGGAACGAATGCCAGTAACAGAAGTTACACTCGGGTAATATTTATCTTGGTTTGGAAACTTGTAATAACGAGTACCGTTTTCCTCAACCACTTGAGGTTCGAGGAAGGGGACGGTTGTCACAAAATTGAACATCAGAATCCTAATTTATATTTGGCAAGGAGATAGTCTTTCACAAGACCAGAGCGAACAATGTCATTGATTCCGAATTCAATGCAGGTAAAAGCATCCATAGTTTGGATGATCTTCATGAAGTCTGAAATTCCAGACTTATCACTCTCTTTATTGAGATCAGATTGTGCGATATCACCGCAGAACATAATCTTTGTATCTTCACCAACACGGGTGATGATAGAGTCAAGTTCATGGAAGTTCAGGTTAGAGAACTCATCCACGATAACAATACAGTTGTCTAATGTTACACCACGGAGGAATGACGTGGACCAAAAACTGATTGTCTCTTGTGCTCGTAGGTTATCATACAGCATTTCAAAGCTGTTGTCATCAGGCATAGAGAACATGTAACGTACCATGTTCTTATAAGGAATCTGATAGAGAGCAGATTTATCCTCATGATCACCAGGGAGGAAACCAATCTCTCTGGTAGGTACAAGCGATCTTACAATGTAGATCTTATCATATGGAGAGTTCTCATCTAACACCTCACTTAGGGCATTATACAGAGCGATAAATGTTTTTCCTGTGCCCGCTACACCATGCAACATGAGATTCTTACCTGCTGCATACTCATTGAACATCCACTCCTGGTTATCAGTAGCAGGTTCAATGGGAACCATGTATGAAGAATCGATTGGGCGTCTACGCTTGATTTGTTTTGCAGTCATACCTGGTGGAACTGGTGGGGCACCATTACGAGCTTTTCTAGATCTGGGCATATCAAGTGAATCTACTAAGGTTTGCACCAGGGTGCTTTCGTTGTACTTTGCTCATGACTTCTCTAAAACCCTGGTCAGGTTTGGGTTTGCCATACATGTGACCCCCAACACCAGCTTGCCAATCTTTATCCCAATCTGGGTTGGCAGATTTCCATTCGCCGTAAGCAGTCATAGACATTTGGAGAGTTTGTTTCTCTCCAGTGATCTTATTTATGACAGGGTATGTGGGCATCTTAGCACTCCTCTTTATTGAATAGTTTACGGCACTTCTTTACTTCTTTGAGTTCGTCTTTGATCATCTGGTATGCATCTTCAGGAGAGATTCTCCGAGACATTTCCATAGCAGTGATGATCTCAACACGAGTTCCAAAGTGTTTGAGTGCCTCTTCAAAGCAATTTAGTTCTTCATACATCAGTCAATCCTCAATGCTGGTTGAATTGATTCAATTTCGTCGCATTTGCAGTCGTCATTAGGACAACTCCAGTCCAATGCAGCAGCGACGGTTGGGAACGTGCAAGTAAAGACCCTCTTAGCACCCAGTGCAATATCCATGTGTTCTTTTTGAGTTCCATTGGCAGAGCGCAGATCAATATAATGGATCCATGAACGGACTGATCCCGTCATGTAAATTTTTGTTGGTACTGCTAAAGGAAGTACAAAGCGAGCACACTCTTTTGCAATGTTATCATCGAGCATTTGTTGGTAGAGTTTCATACCTTGCTCAAAGTGTTGCTGCATTAGGATCTCATACTTCTGCCTAACAAACGGATCAATATCATCAATAGAATTCTGACGATTCTTGGTGTCTTGACGCCGTAGTTCAGGTAGAGGGATCTCCTCCGTGAGTAGGGAAGAATCAGCATAGCGTTGGGAAAACTCTTGATATGTGAAGCTACGATGCCTCAAGATTTGAGCTGCAATCCCACGAGTAGTCTCGATCTCAAGCGTCATGTGTGCCTGCTCAAAGACACTCCAGTGCCCGTGCTTGATACAATACGAGAGCAAACCTGCAACGTTAGGATTAGACTGGTTCTTGGGGTTGCTGACGCGAGCAACATAACCCATAGTTGCCTCGGCGTCTGGAGTTGCAGTAACCAGTTTCACACTATTCATTCTTTGATCCTCTCAATAGATGTGCCATAAACAAAATACCCAGGGATTTGAGATATCCTATCTTAGCAAACCCAAACAGAGGTGTCAAGATAGAATTCCACAGTAGGAAAAAAATAATAGGAGCAGCAACAGCGTGCCAAACAACATTGGCAACCATCTTCACTGCCTCTTTCTTATTCTCTTCTTCTAATCGCTGTTGCTCTTCTTCTGCTTCTACCTCTTCAACTGCACGGTTGTCAAGGTAGATAGTCATTTTGTTTTCTTGTCTTTCTTGTCTTTCGGATTTTGCCATAGTTTTGGATTCGCTCGACCTTCAGATTGAGTCATGTTTCTAAAGTCTCTGCGATACAAATCCCAATAGTAATCAAAGATATCTACTTTCTTTGCAGCAGTAACGATATCAAATTTGATCGTACCATCCTGAGAATATTCAACTAAGAATGCTGTGTATGGTAGAGACTTGTCTTGACCTAAGGATGGATCGCAGTCTTGGTGTAGAATTTTTATGCCTTTCCCCATCAGGAACGACCTCCCCATTCAATCGTGGGGAAAGCTTCTTTTACTACTGCAAATGTAATCCGATACTTGTCTGTAAGTCTATGATCTTTTACCAAACAAAGAACCTCTGCTTCAGACTCGTGCAATCCTTCAAGCAGTTGGATAAACATAGTTTCCCTTTTCAAAGAGGGCAAATTATCTGCTCCACCTTTACAAAAACGATACAGTCCACGGTATTCTGACTCAAGTCTTGTATGGTCAGTACCTGCTGGTGCATCATTTGGTTTGTAAGGAACATTGCCCTCTGGAATCATACTAACTACGCTAGTGTCGTAGTTCCAAATCAATAGTTGGCGTAGAGCAGGAGAAGAATACTTTTGTAGAAGAGAAACTTTTTCTTTCTTTGTCTTAGCGTTGTGAACCTTTTGAAGGATCTCACTAATCAAAAGTCTCCCACTGCTATTTACCAGTGATTGTCTTGCCATAATTTACCTCAATCATTCATCATCATAATCTTCAGTGTCATCTTCATCCCAGATGTCGCTGTCTGGTCTTATGTATATAAGATCATCCCTAAGGATATTACCATCATCATCCAACATTTCTGGATGAATAATAGACTTTGCATATGCTGCATTATCAACATAGGCGTCGATATGTGGTTTGATACTCCAGGTAACAAATGATCCTAGAATAAATGCACCTACAACAACCAAAACAACTAGTGCTACTAACATGGGGTTCCTCCCTATCTCTACAACTTGATTGTGGGACCTAACCTCCTAAAGATATAATCACTAGTATTTAGATCAATTTTTGTTCTCTCAGATACTTCACCGTATCAGAACATCCACCCAATTTAGTGCCATCCATGATGACCTGAGGGAATGTAGAACCATTACCAAATTGTTTGTAGAAATCTTCGCGTTTGAAATCTACATTGAGGATGAATTCATTGTAGTTCAAACCTTTCATGGAAAGCACTTGCTTTACCTGAGTGCAGTAGGGGCAACCTGGTCGTGTGTATACTTGGAAATTCATAGTGTAAAAAGATAAAAAAGGGGGACCGAAGTCCCCCAAATTAGTTGGATCAGAAGTTGTACTTCAGACCCAGTTTAGCACCGTATCCACGGTCAACGTCCTTGTCACCGCTGCCGACGAAGGAGACCTCACCATATGCACCCAGTGCATCGGTCACAGCGAAACCAACGCCTGCCTTACCAGAAGGAACGGTATCAGCGTCAGCACCATCAGGAGTCAGCACGGTAGCACCACCCTGAACGTAGTAAGAACCAGACTCACCCAGAGGACCTTCGTAGCCCAGGTGAACGTCTGTGCCAGCGCCAGTGTATTCGGAACCTGTCCAACCAGCATTGGTTTCCACGTTGACGTAGGGACCTGCAACAGCAGCGCCAGCAGAGAGACCCAGTGCAGCAGCTGCTGCGAATACAGATTTGATCATTGTTGTTTACCTTTTAGTTACTTGCGGAAT